GGTTTCACAGAGCGCGGCGCGATGGGGCTCGGCGCGACACAATTAACTGGTCTCAAACGGCAGGCACAAAAAAACCCGCCGAAGCGGGTTGGGGTTAGGGTTTGCATACGATGGTGAAAGGTAGGTGTTGGATAGGTAACCTGTAAACAGGTTTCTCTATGTAGGGTTGATTCGCTCGACTCATCACTGCCGATTCCAAATAGGCAACAGTGAAGCGATCCTTTATCTCGACCATTTCGCGAGTCAGTAGATCAGATACGAATCGATTAGGTGAAGGTAATCTAGTCCATTTCATAACTTGTTACTCCAAAAAGAAGGGCCCCGAAGGGCCCGATAGGTTAGATAGATCGGAGGATCTGATTAGCCAGTGCCTTGATATCAGCAGGCCGGAAAGTAGCGTCACCCTCAAGGTTCTCACATACCTTGATGATGTCCTGCGCGGCATCGCGGATGCGGACGTCAGGGGCGCGTGGAGCCTTTTGTTCTTTTGGCTCAGTCTCACCTAGGCGGCGCTTGATACCGTTGCGGAGATCCTTTGCCTTAGATCCCAACTGCTGTTGGAGATACTTGCGGCGCTTTTTCTCTGCATCCGATAGCGATTTTACAGGTAGCTCTAAGAGCTTTTTCTGTGCCGCTGTGAAGGTAGACACCAAGACCGCGTTGAATGCTGTCCATGATTCCTCAGTGGCTAGCGATCCCTTGGTCTTAGGTGATGTGAAGTGAAGCACTGCATCCGGCCCGAACACTGCGATTGCTGTATCGGCAAACTTGCTCATGGCACGCTTTGCGCCTTCGGTCTTGTTTACCGCGTCACGAATAGCGGCGGTCATCTCAGTGCTAGCGAACACTGTCTTGCTGGTTTTTAGATTGTTCATGTCATATATCCTCTTGTTATGACGTAAATGGATGTCAGCGGGTTGTCTCCCGAAGACAGGACCATTAAACCGTATTATGTGGTGACATATCAATAGATATAGCAACGCCCGATAACAAGTTAGGGAATTCCCTAACGTCTCGTGACAAATCGTGATATCCGGTAGGGTACTACCCCCCTATGACCCCAACGTCAGCAACGCGTAGCCATCAACGTATATATTACTAATTTGCACAAATTTAGAGTCCATTTTTGAGTTCCAGCACCCCCACCCCCCTCTATATAGGGAACACCCCCCTTCCTTTTTAAAATCGGCCTAGCAAAAATTTTTTGCATATAAATTTTGAGTTTGAAATGGAACTTAAATAATAAGTCGTTAATGTAAAACTACGGGCTAGTAGCTGGGGGGCTACCCGTGCCGTATAAGTGCGCGAGCAAAAAGAAAGCTCGGCATAAGCGATACCACAAAGAATGGTACGAACGTAACAAAGAAAAGCAGAAAGCTAGGAACGCTGAGAACCGCAAAAGGTATCGCGCCGAGTGGAATCAGTTCAAAAGTGAGCAGAAATGTTCACGGTGCGGCTTTGCTCATCCTGCGGCTATTGATTTTCACCACAAAAACCCCGCGCCAGACGACCGAAAAATAAGTAACCTAACTTCTAACGGGCAATATTCGGCGGCGCGAAGGGAAGTTGAGGAGCGGTGCATACCTTTATGCGCTAACTGCCACCGTATTTTGCACTGGGAAGAGTCGCATGAGTAAACATAACACGTTGTGCCTAAACGTCATCTGTTGTATAAATCGGTACAACGGTGAAAACCTGCGGAAATAGTATGTCTCTAGAGATCGAACCTGAAGTCGGTGTAGCGATTTCAGAGAAAGCTCCTAATCTTGACCTTCGGACTCGTGTAGAAGCCGCGAGTGCTACTGCCGCTATGCTTTCGGAGCATGGTTTGGAGGTCGAACCGACCGCAGAAGACAACAATATCGCCGCCAAGTTGACCTTGGCCTACGCAGATGACCCCGAGAAGACGTCTAAAAAGGTGAGCGCCAAGCGTGCATCGACCTTACCCCCTGCCGCATTGATGGCTACACACGGAATATTGACCCAGTTCGGCCATTCTGTAGTTGAAAGTGCCACCCAAGTGCGTCATTTGGTGACCAATAAGCTAATTGAAGAGACCGAGAACCCCGATCCACGCGTCAGAATCCGTGCGTTGGAGCTGTTAGGTAAGATTTCGGACGTAGGTCTGTTCACAGAGAAGGCTGAAGTCACCATAACCCACAAAACAACGGACGAATTGCGCGAAAGTCTCCGTGCAAAGCTGGAAAAGCTGGTTGAACCCCCTGTCGAGGCCGAAGATGCCGTGGTTATAGACGGTGATTCCATCGATGTGGACGCGGAACTGGGGCTAACGGATGGCTGAACCTGCGTTGGACTTCTCAGATGAAGATATCCAGACGCTATTAGACAATCTGGAGGCGTTCTCCGCCGACGAAATCGCCGAAATCGAGAAGATTACGGGTGAATTGTCCGCTAGAAAGGAGAATCAGGCCGCATATAACGATCTGATCGCGTTTTGTCAGCTCATGATGCCTGATTTCATAGTGGGTAAGCACCATCGGATACTGGCAAACATGCTCATGGACATCGAATCGGGCGATAAAGACCGTGTTTGCGTCAATATACCGCCCCGTCACGGCAAATCTCAGCTTGTTTCTATCTTCTATCCAGCGTGGTTTTTGGGCCGGAATCCCGACAAAAAGGTTATGATGGTGTCTCACACCACGGATCTGGCGGTGGATTTTGGTCGAAAAGTACGTAACCTAATTGCTACGGATCAGTACAAAAGTGTATTTCCTACCACATCACTCGCACAAGATAGCAAGTCAGCAGGTAGATGGAACACGAACGTCGGCGGCGAATACTACGCGTGTGGTATTGGTAGTGCTCTTGCTGGTCGCGGTGCCGATTTACTTCTGGTTGATGACCCACACTCTGAGCAAGACGTCATCAATGGCAACTTCGAGGTATTCGAGAAGGCATACGAGTGGTTTACCTTCGGTGCTAGAACCCGTTTGATGCCCGGTGGACGAGTAGCCATCATTCAGACACGCTGGCACATGGACGATCTGACTGGTCGTGTGACGGCTGACATGGGGAAGAACGCTCGTGCTGACCAGTACGAGGTAGTCGAGTTCCCCGCGATCCTAGAGGTCCAGAACAAGAAGACGAAGAAGTACGTCGAGAAACCCCTGTGGCCTGAGTTCTTTGACCTTGAGGCGCTCCTGCGTACCAAGGCATCTATGCCAACGTTCCAGTGGAACGCGCAGTATCAGCAACAACCCACCGCAGAAGAGGCGTCTATCGTCAAACGTGAGTGGTGGGGTACGTGGGAGCAGGACAACCCACCCCCGTGTGAGTACATCATCATGTCGTTGGATGCGGCGGCAGAAACTCATAACCGTGCCGATTACACCGCACTGACGACGTGGGGAGTATTTCTAAATGAAGAGACTAACGCCTACAACATCATCCTGCTGAATAGTATTAAGAAGCGGATGGAGTTTCCTGAGTTGAAGCAGATGGCGATGGAGGAGTACCAAGACTGGGAGCCTGACGCGTTTATCGTGGAGAAAAAGTCCGCAGGTACCGCGCTGTACCAAGAGATGCGACGGATGGGTCTGCCCGTGTCAGAATACACACCACACCGTGGCTCAGGTGATAAGATGGCACGCCTGAACTCTGTTGCTGATATTGTGGCGTCAGAGTTAGTGTGGGTACCGCCGACACGGTGGGCAGAAGAGTTAGTTGAAGAAATTGCTGGATTTCCGTTTATGAGCCATGATGACCTCGTGGACTCGACAGTAATGGCCCTGATGAGATTCAGGCAGGGTGGGTTTATACGTCTACCGACGGATGAGCCGGACGACCCACAATACTTCAGACAAAGACGTGGTGGGTATTATTAAGAGGCTAGGACATGGCTATTGAAAAAGGAATCTACTCTGCGCCAGAAGGCATGGAAGACGCTGTAGAGACAGAAGATGCGGATTTAGAGATCGAGATCATCGATCCTGAAGCGGTCATCCTTGATGACGGATCTATGGAGATCACTCTAATCCCTGATGCGGGTATAGAGGACATGATGGCGTTCGACATCAACCTCGCCGAAGTCTTAGACGATTCGCACCTCCAAGAGATCTCAAGTGAGTTGTGCGGCCTGATTGAGTCAGATATCGACGGTCGTAAAGACTGGGCAGATACCTTTGTTAAAGGTCTAGACGTGCTGGGCTTCAAGTACGAAGAGCGTACAGACCCGTGGGAAGGCGCGTGTGGCGTGTACTCCACCATACTGGCTGAAGCGGCTATCCGATTCCAAGCCGAAACTATGTCGGAAACGTTCCCAGCCGCCGGTCCTGTAAAAGTTAAGATTCTGGGGGAAGAGTCTAAAGAAAAGGAAGAGGCCGCTCAACGCGTCAAAGCGGACATGAACTATGAGTTGACGGAGCGTATGGTCGAGTACAGACCTGAGCACGAGCGACTCTTATATAGCCTAGGTCTTTCTGGTTCGGCGTTTAAGAAGGTCTACTACGACCCCAATATGGGGCGTCAAGCGGCTATTTATATCCCCGCAGAGGACGTTATCGTGCCTTACGGCGCAGGCCACATCGGGACCGCAGAGCGTGTAGCACATGTTATGGGTAAGACTAAGAACGAGTTGCGTAAGTTACGGGCGG